GAGCCTCGCCAACAATGTAGGCATCGTCATACTTTTCGTTGACGGCTTTCATAATTTCTTTGTCTGTGCCGTCAGGCAACAACCCGTCAGAAACGTCAATGTCGCAAAACTGATAACTAAGCTCATCGACTTTGAAGGCGGCGTTTACGATTGGTCTAACTTTAGTCATCTTCTCTCTCCTTGTTTACCTACGCCTTGACCCCGGCCACCTGTTAGGCTCCGGGGCAACGGGAGCGTTTAGCTCGATGGGGGGATCAGCAGAGATCACCATGCGAGAACATCCCAGTCCGACTCTTTTCTTCGCCCGTGCGATTTCGATAAATAAGGTTTGAGGAGTTATCCATGCAACGTAGTTCTTTCTCGAATGTCCACTCCTCGACCCACTCGTTCGACCGACAATTTTCTTTCGCTTCATCGACACACTTGAAAGTCACCTCAGTTACATATTCTCTGCCCTTTTTATTCCAAAGGGTGGGATGCTGCGATACATACGTTTCAGTCTTGGTGTAATATTCACCTAAAAAACTGTCGTATCCTTTGATGGTGAAAAATGTTTTTGTTGGGTTCATGCTTTTAAATCCTTTTTAGTGGTTGATGATATTATGATTATGATCTTTTCTGCTTAATATGTAAACCCCTAATCCAGAAACTTTTAATGCGTAACCGATTGGGCATTCATCTTCTCTCCAATCAAAGCTATCCGAATAGATTTCATTCATTCGAGCTTCAACTTGGGGAACTTCTTCATCTGTAAAACAGCCAAGTTCAGAAACATCATCATCAAAATGAAAAAGCAGATCATGTTGAACTAGACGTTCAATGTATGCTTTTGCGCCCTTGATTGTTGATATTGGTTGTGTGTGATCCATTTTCTCATCTCCAATTAGATTAGCTCGAAAGCTCTCTTAAGCATTAGCTCCGCGCCGTCATCCGTAGCAAACCCAGCTTCTGTCGCAAAATCTATACTGGAACCGCCGTACATATCGCCAACGCCATGCTGGTTGAAAAGCTCTGCCGCTTTCTCTGGTGTTTTAGCAAAACCTACAAATTGGCTCTTGCCGTTAACGTGCTTGTAAAACTCTAGGCCGCCGTCCCTTGCGTCTACATAATCAATTCTGTTTACCATTTTTTTCTCCGTTAAATCCTTTTTAGTGGTTGATTATGATTATGATTATGGTCTTTTCTGCTTAATATGTAAACCCCTTACTTGAAATCTTTTTCACTTAAGTTGGGAGGCCCGAAGGCCTCCCGAGTTAGATTAAGCAAGATGGTTTCGTATAAGTGTTGAGGTTTTAGATTCAAAGTATTTACGTTCTTTCTCGGTCTTTTCTTCCCAGCCTATCGTTTTGCATACGTGCATAGTTAGTTCCGAAGTATTTATGAGAACGTTACCAACTGAAAGGCTGCAAAGCTGACGGAAACGATCGACCTTAACTTCGTCTTCGTCTGACCAACGATTCATGATCACGAAGGCCTCTTCAACGTTGTCTGTATCGACGTTAGCAACGTGTTCAAAAAGTTCAAGATCTATTGCTTTGTCGATGTCACCTATCATGCCACGACGGTAAGCCAAAGCTTTTTCGCTAGAAGGATTGGTATTAATCTCGTTATAGAGTTCGTCAGTTAAATTGATTTGATATACGTGGAACATGCTTTTAAATCCTTTTTAGTGGTTGATGATATTATGATCATGGTCTTTTCTGCTTAATATGTAAACCCCTTACTTGAAATCTTTTTCACTTAAGTTACCAGTCTTTTCCCATGCCGCGATGTAGTAAATTAATCGAGATCTGAAAGCTTGCCGAGTTCCATCGTACGATGTCTTCGCCGCTGGTTTTCCTTCGACTAAGTATTCCCGCAGCGCGATAGCAATATGCTCTGTCATCTGCGATCGATAGTGGCTGCGGTGTTTTTCGATAATCCGATCGAAGGTCTTACCTCCGATCTGACCTTGATATTTTGAAGGGCTTCCAAGTTTCATAACTTAATCTCCTTACGACCAGATTCAATCCAAAGTTTCCAACCTCCTCCAGGATATAATTCTCGATAGTATATTGTTTGAATATTGGTATTTAACAACATTTTACTACAATGAATACAGGGAAAAGTAGTTACATAAATGTTGCTAGCCTCTCGAGGATTAGGAAGTTGAATCAAAGCATTTTGTTCAGCATGTATAGCTAAACATTCATCTAAACGGGTCCCAGATTCCGCTTTAGCGCCCGCACATGGGTTTCCCTCATTACAATGGCTTAATCCCTGAGGAACACCATTGAAACCCGTAGCGAGGACGATACCGGATACATCTGTGATTACAGCACCTACTACTCTTCTGGCGCATGTGGCCCTCTGTGCTATGATTTCAGCCATTTGCATCATCGCTTCATGTTTATCCATTCTTGACATGGCATGTCTCCTTTATCCAGCAAGTATCACATGCTTTTTCTTGATTAGCATATCCTGAGATTGTACAAAATTCTAACTTAGCTTCTGTAATTTTGTCGTTAGGTTTTAAAAACCGTTGCCCCGAAACGTTAATAGGTTTTCTTTCAATGTGACCCATAATATGTCGAGACACATGTTCATTAAATTCAATCGGCATAGCTTTGCCAGTTTGTTTTACCATCGAAATATTTTTTGAGCTGTGTTCCCAACTACCATCTGATTCGAGTCTTGTACCAAAAAATTCAAAATTATCTGGAAATCCTTGGATTCTAGCTCGTTCTCGAATCGAGATTGGAAGGCAGATAGTTGGGTGCATTGTAGGATTGCCTCCTGTCAAAACATTAGAAGTCCAATCGTAATCCATTTTAGGTAATGAAGGACGGACTTTCATATCTCCATCCTTTCCGTAATATTGAAAGTTCTCACGGGGTTTTTGATTTTCTTTAAAGAATTTTTGGACTTCTTTCCAGGTTGGTCGATCGCCCCGATATCGCATATGAAGAAATCTTCCGGGTCGATTATTATTTGTAGTATGTTTTTCATGATTAGGTAAACATCCCCATTTGCCTTCTATATCTTCGATCTTGCTTCGGATAGTCCATTCGGGGAATTCTTCTAACTCACCTGGTTCAAAAACATAATTTTCAGATTTAAGAGATCCGATCATAAACATTCTTTTTCTATGTTTTTGGATATTCCCATAATGATAATTAGATATCCATTCAGGGAATAAATCATATTCGGGTAATAAGTCAATATAGCTTTCCATTGGCAATGCGTTAAAGCATTGAGGCAAATCATCCATAACAAAATATCGAGGCTTAATTTTCGATACATATTCTAAGAATAAAGGAATATCACCAGCATCGAGTTTATCTAATTTTGAATTTTTGTTTGGGCTATTAAGTACGCTATATAGTCCACATTCCGGATGACCCATAGCCAAATCTATATCATAAGGAAGCATGCCTTCGGGAACGTCAGCTAAACCCCGAGCTAAGAATGCCCCTGGAAAATTTTCAATAAATGTATTTTGTTCATTATGATCTTTAAGACGATAGTAATTCCTCCATTCGATATTACCAATAACATCAAATCCTGCTATGTCTGCTCCAATCAACATCGAACCAACACCGGAAGTAAGCCCTATAGCTTTAAGTTTCCTTCCTTTGAGTTTTCCTTTAGGCTCAATATAAGCTGGCTGGGTTTTAGGTGGTCGTTGTGTTAGTGATCGTTTGTAATCAACCACTTATAATCTCCTTGATTTTTTCAACAGGATCTTTAAAAGTTTCATCTTTGACAGCGTCGTCGACTGATCCATCATTAGGTCGTGTTACCTTGACACCAATTTTCTTTGTCATATTGGCGTTGTGAACTGCATCGAAGCATTCCCAAGCTTGCTGTTCGCTAAGTCCAAGCCGGGATAATCCTCCGATCGCAAAGTAGCATAGGTCGATCAAAGCATCAACTTCTTCGGCTGGGGTCTTACTATCTTCGAACTCCTGAACCTCTTCCTTTAAGGCAGCGACTAGCCATTCATGTTCTGGGAGATCGAGCGGAAGAACCATTTGTGTTTCTGCTCTGCCAAGAACCTGGCGATTGAATTTATAAATTTCAGTAATCATAGATATATCTCCACGTGTTTGAAAGTTGAATTCGATGCTCTTGGCCGAAGCCAAAAGATTTTAGCGGCTTCTTCGGTTGATTGATAATCGCATCAGGGACAATCCCTTGAGCGATCCTTTTTAATTCCTGCTTTTGTGTTCGCTGGATCCATTGTAGTTCCAAAGCATATTTCACGATTCTTGGTGCTAGAAACGGGGTCCGGTGTTCGATAGTATGTTTCATCATTACCCGATCAAGGCGGGGAAAGTGCCAGTAAGGTAATTCGATAAACACATCAGAATATTGGCTGTCATATTCCTTGGCCCTTCGATACCCTCCGAATAGTTCGTCGGCTCCGTCTCCCGATAAGGTGACATGATATCCTTTCTCCTTAACCGCAGCGCCCAAGGCATACTGCGGCAAGAGTGATCCAGCGTCGGCCGGGGACTGCATCGCCATGATCGCTGCGGGTTGCCCTGGGTATTCTCCGACAAGCTTTTCATACGGATGATTTCCGACGGCTTCCAGGAACATATCCTTCTCGTCGTTGTCTACATGGAAAACCTTTAGATCTGCGCCCAACTCCTGAGCCACTTTGAAAGTCAGTGTGCTATCCAGGCCGCCAGATAGTAACATAGCCACGGGTTGATCCGAGACGAGACGGTTCTTAACAGATTCTCGGAATGCAGCAGTCAAGTCATTGGGAGTATCTACTTTTGACCAATCCCAGTAAGGCCGAGGAATCATATCTTCACTGATATAATGGCCCGCTGGGAGCTGTTTGACTTCTTCCCAGGGTGTTCGGCCTGTTGGATCATAACCCCATTTAATACATGATCCTAGATGGATACGATCGGGCGTTAAATTAAAGATCAAGAAGGCATCAGGTTCGGATGCAACCATCTTATATTTCTCAGAATAGTATAATGGTTTTTGGGACAGATAATCGTTGAATGCGATCGTTTCCCCCGTGGGATAGCGATGGATGCCGGCCCACATCCCATCAGCGTAATGTAGGGGATCCAGTGTATGTCTAACCAGATGTTGAAGCACCTCCGTATCGGTCTCGGCTTCTCCATTGAGATATTCTTTATAATTAAATATTTCACCGACTAACCAAGTTTTGCCTTCCTTGCCGCAATAAGGTTGTAATCCGTTATCAAGGTTGATGATTGGTAATCGAATATGACCAACTGAGACATTTCCAAAGTGATGTATAGTTGGGTCTTTTGTTCCTCTATGCTTCATCTTATCCAATGCCCCGCATATGATACGATTACGTTCGGACGCCTGTTCCCAGGTTTTCGTTTCAAATCTTAAAACTAATCCACACATGGTAAGTCGTCCTTTTGCCAATCAAAAATATGATTCACACTAACTATGCTGAACAATTCGTCGTATTTCGTAACAATTTCAAAATATCGGCTTTTAACTTCTTCAAGATATTCTGCTGATTTATGTTCCTTTGCCTTATGAGAGATATTCTTATACATCGTTGGGATGTCCGTGCGGCAATAGATCAGTCGGGCGTTACGCTTTTCCTGGAATTCTTCCCACATCGATATAAGCAGCATCGGATCTATGATAGCGGGTTGTCCGTAGACGATTTCAGACAAATAAGGGAAGCGGTCAATAACATCTCCCTCTCGATATTGTTCTGACAATCTTTTAACTCTGGCCATAAGTTCGTCAGGATCTGTGCATGGTCCGCCAGAATGGAGAACACGCCCTCCTAGTTTCTTGCCCAGGGTTGACTTCCCTGATCCATCTGGACCTTCGACAATTATCATTTCTTGCTCCTATAATCTTTAAGGGCTTTTAGCAATTCACCTTGACCTTTCTTTTTAACATTGAGAGCTTTCCACATGAGTTGGTCAACTGTTCCTCGGCTTGTGATGAAATGGCAGACAACTGAATTCTTTTGCCCACTACGATGGATCCTGGCGACCGTCTGGGCAAACTGTTCATACGAGAATGTTAGCCCAAACCAAACCATAGTGTGACCACCGTCCTGGAGGTTAAGTCCATGACCCCCCGAAGCGGGATGGAGAAGAAGAACACGAACCTTTCCATTATTCCAATTATTAATTGCATTCTTATCTTCGTTTAATATAACTGGCTTATACTCTTTAAGTTTCTTTTGTATAACAGTGAGTTCATGTCGGAAGTTGTAAACGACGATCACGTTCGAACCAGTTTCCTCGATCACCTCTTGGAGAGCATCTAGTTTCTTAGTGTGCAGTTCGACCGACTCACCGTCGTCATCGTAAAATATCCCGTTAGCAATCTGCCGGCATTTCATCATTCCGGCTACAACGTTGGCTGCCGTAATCGTAACACCATCGAAAGTAGCTAAAGCTTCCTCCTCGATGTCGTCATAAAATTGTTTGTGCCCAGGATCCAATTCAACCCTGATTCGATTATACTTAAAACTAGGTAGATCAGGTAGATTTCCACCTTGTTGTAATACGACATCTTGTACTCGTTCATAAATGGCTTTCTTTGCACCAGGGTTGGGTTCGAATTTCCATCCGTGATAATCAACAGGATGAAAAAACCTGGCTTTGTAAGCTCCGGCCGTTTGGCCTAACCTTTCTCCTCGGTCGACGATAAACATCTGAGGCCACAATTCTAATAAAGAATTTGGTGTTGGAGTTCCAGTTAGGATATACCGTCTTTTGAAATCTTTAATTTTATAACGAAGCTTTCTGAATCGTTTAGATCCAACGTTTTTGAACATACTGCTTTCATCGACAACTAGGATCTGAAAATCCGGTAATTGGCGTTGATCAAACATCCATACAAGGTTTTCTGGGTTAATCAAATAGATATCTGCTTTCTTATTTAAAGCAGTAATTCGTTCTTCGGGTTTGCCATATACAAGAGAAAACGAAAGACCGACATTCCATTTCTTATCTTCTTGCATCCATACAGATTGGATGACTCGTATAGGAGCAACTAAAAGGATTGGTCTTTCTTTCATCTGATGTAATGCTATAAGTGTTGCGATAGTTTTGCCCCATCCCATTTCAACAAATAAACCGGCACAGTTATGGTCCAGCAAATGCTGGACCATAACCTTTTGATCGGGCCGAAGTTTCCTCAAGAGAAATTATTTCCAAGCCATTTTTCAAAACCCTTTTCCCGGATATTGGGAAGTTCTTGGGACTTTTTAAAAGCTGATAATTTTCCTTTTGAAAAATACCAAGTCCGATCGGCCTTATTATATGTCATATTGACACCGGCTTCTTTTGCCGTGGCAATCATTTTGTTGATCACGGGTTGTGGGTTTAGGATGACTCGCTTCGGCTTGTCGCCTTGCGACTCATCAGATTTAACTGGGGCTTCGTCGATGTCTTCATCGATATCTTCGTCGATCGGGGCTGCCGTGTAGCGGGCCGGACGACCATCGTCTTTGAGAAGCATATCTCCAGACATTTTGATCTGATACCGAACTTTGTCTTCAGTGATCGGCATGGCGTTAACAATATCGGCAACAGTTGAGCCGGGATTTTTAAGGATGAATTCGTAAGTGCGTGACATGATTTTATCTCCTTTTAGGGTTTAATATTAAGGTCTGATGAGCCGGTCTTTTAGGACCGGCTCATCAGATGATTAAGCGGCCAGCCGATCAGCGAAGTCGCTGATGCGACGGGACCGATCTTGCAGCGTGGCCATGTTACCGCCGGTGGCCGGTTTGATGGCTTCGGTGGCGGAGTTGAACAGACGCCATAAAGTAGCGCCGTCTTCGTTGTGCTCTTCGTGGCGGGGCTCGACCCATTCGTCGATCGCCGTGCTGAGCTGGTTGGCCGAGAGGATGCCTTCGCGGTGCATGTGAACGAGGGCGTGGTTGCCGTCCTTTTCGGTCATCTGGGTTGTGCGGAAACTGTCGAAGCGAACCACGTTTTCTTGGGCCATGTGAGGGATCTTTGCAATTGCTTCATCGATCATCGGCGGAAGGCGGTCCATGACATTTAAGGTCTGGCGAGTACGAAAGACGCCGAGATCGCCGTGGAAGCAAAGGTTAGAACATACGAGGACATTCGAACCGAAAGTAATGCCTCGGGAGACGCGACCGTCGTGAGAACCACGAACGCCGATCTTCATCGACCAATCAAGGTTTTCGGTTTGTGGAGTAGTGACTTCCATTAGACCGAAAAATTGCGAACCGTCGTGTTTGACAGCGAACTGCTCATCGACGATTTCGATTTCATGGTCGGCTAGTTTGCCGTCGATCATAACAATGAAGTCAGCGTAATCGACTGGGCGGTGGAAGCGGCCAAGAGGATCCGGAGTGACCACCTTGGACAACTGGTCGCGATTGAGAAGGGCTTCGTTTTTAGGGTTATATATAAAGGTCATGTTTTAACTCCGTTCTAAATGTTGATGATTTCAAGATATTGAGCCCTAACTCAAAATAAGTAAACCCCCTTTAAAAATTATTTTTCATTTTTCTAAAATCGTTTGTAAAGCAATGCAACGAAGTCATTTGCATATCGAGGAAGCCAGGTTGCATCCATGGATATTCGATCTTCAATTTATCAAGGACCCAAAGGAGGAGACGGCAGGTCAGATAAATATCATCTCTCATATGTCGAACGATATCACAAGATCGAAGTTGGTAAATAATATGAAGATAAGTTTCTCGTTGAATAAAATGGTAACCTAGTGAACACGGTACTCGGCCCCCATGAACTACCCCTGTATCCTCGGGAAAAAATATAGGTAAATAAGCTTGCCGAGTATGTGGCTCTCGAATCAGGAGTGATACTACGTCGTTAAGATCGCCATATGGTTCCCTGATCCCATTGATTACTATTGGCGGTTTCCAATTGCTACTTTTTGAGGAATTATTTTTTTCATGCAAATGCCCATCCTTAGTAAGCCCTGCAAACTTTGGCCAATAACGTTCGGCATAAGAATGATTGAATTGTTCGTCTTTATCTCTAAACTTATTTGCCGAACTTGCCCAAGGCCAATATTCCCAAGTCTTACCAGGGTTGATCGGTTCGCCACTGACTCGTTCCTGTTCGAAGTGATCATCAGCCCATGGCAGGTTTGGCTGGCAAAGTTCACGAAGTTCACTGAGTTCAGTCGGTACTGGCATGCGAAGAGTTGCAAATAATTGTTCCATCATTTCTGCTTCGGGACGATCCTTGATATCTACTCCTTGCCACTTTTCTGTATGGACAGGCCTAGCTGTTTGTAAAAAAGTTTTTGTTATTTGATCAATTGGATTCATCTTCTATTTCCTTTAGAAAAGCTTTTAATTCTGTTCGCCCTCTTATTATTCGAGTATCGAAGCCAGCATTTAATAACCATGAAATCCAAACCTTTTGGGCTTTAGATACTTTGCTCCTATCTTTTAACTCAATAAAATAAATCTTAGATTTAGGAAGCAATATCATACGATCTGGAATACCTATATTCCAAAGGGGGTTTAACTTAATGCATCTTCCTTTCATTTTTTTAATAGACTTTATAAGTTGTTTTTCTATATTAGCTTCCATAATTAATTCCTAAAGATCCCAGTACGTCACGGGCTTCATCAATATATCGAGTTCGATCAAGATGAAGTGGGACATCAGACATTTCCATCATTGCCCAAGCCATATCGGATTTTGGAACTCGGTTGTTATTGCTCTCATACCTTATAGCTTCCCCTTGAGTAGAATGAATCCAACGGACGACCCGACCAAGATATTGATCTTTCCAAACAGCTCCACCTTTAACTGTACGAGCAAAAATAAATTTACGAGTATCATCACATGCGTTTATTGTTTCTTCGATTGGAGTTCCTAATAATAAGTAATCTATAACAGCTTTAATAATTATATCGCCAGTTGGGTTTTTTCGTAGCGAAGTCTCAGCAAATATTCCTTTACCTTTTGTTTTACCGTCGATAGTAATCGCGAGATAATTATTTACGTCTCGGGAATATAATGCCTTATAATAAGTATCTTCTAAATTGAACTTCGTTTTGCGCTCCCATTTACTACAGATCTTGTCAAAGGTTTCCATATCGTCGACTAGCGAGACGAAGCCATCAGTATTAGCTGACATGACTTGGATACCATTTCGTTCGAGAACTTCAATTAGCCATAGTAAACAAAGCTGACCGGTTAACGTCACGTTTAACATTAGTTCAGGGGAATATAGGAACGACCATTTGGATCCTAACTTTCCAAAACTAGAGTTCAAGGCAAGCTTTAAAGATGCATCTATAAGTTTATCTCCGGTTCTTTTGGCCGCTGCTCGGTCTTCGAACATTTTATTATAGATTTTCAAAAATTGTTTGCCAAGGTGTTTTGGTGCGAGCTCTCTATTGATAATAATCATAGGGTAATAAGACGTGACGTCGCGATCAACCAGTTTCTGTTTTTTCGTTGGTTTTAATATTTGGGCTTTCTCAGATGAGTGAAGGCCACCAATCCCGATCCGATATATAGAGCGGCCAATCTCGATCTTCATCTCTTTCAATTCTGGGGGAAGTTTAACTGCTCCTTTACCATCAAGTTCGAATTCGTGTTCTTCTACAAATTCTTGAATAGCTTTAAGTTGGGGGTCTTTAAAGCGGAGATATTCTGGAGGTAAATATCTAATTTTACCTTTAAATTCTCCTGGCTTCGAAACTTGACCTAGTTTGGATTTAAAAATTGCTTCAGCAATTTGCCCGTCAGATTTGCTCATAACGTTAGATCGATACTCGCTGCTAATCTTTTCTCTGAGTTCTAAGGCGGGCTTCATTTCTTTAAATAGATCAATAGTTGTGTCTAAGTCGTTCTCACAATATGATAGAACTTTCTTCATCTCTTTCTTCGTTAAGATCCTATTAGGAGGATACGGAAGATCTTGGAGACGCTGCGAGTGCATCCTCGCCCCATAAAGCTTTAGACCTATCTTTACCGCAGGGGATGGTTCTATTAAGTCAATATGGTTTATATCAATCGGCTCAATCCCAAAGTTCTTCATCGTCATCCAACCAGGGCTAGAATTTTCAATAATATAGTCGGATAATTTCTTCAAAAGGGTTACAGATGCCCCATGGAGGTATTGACTGAGGATCGGGGCATCATAGTTATTAGAATTGTATCCAACCAAGATTCGTTTTTTAATTAGGCTCATAACCCGATCTCGATCAAGAGTGGTAACAGAGCTTTTTCCAGATTTAAGTTCAAATGATATTACTTTGCCAGATTTAACATGTTTCATCGACAGAAGGAAGTAATTGGGAAAGAGCTCTATATCGAAGGCAACTATATCGTTCATTTGCATGGGGTTCACCGGAAAAGGAAATGGAGGCCAATAAACTAATATTGGCCTCCTAAAGATTAATCGTCGTCGAGGTCGTCATCTTCCTCGTCGAGGTCGTCATCTTCCTCGTCGAGGTCGTCATCTTCCTCGTCATCACTAAGATCATCAAAATCGTCAGTGACATCAACAGGGCCCATACCGAATGCTTCGCCACCCTTTACAAATTGAACACCATAAAGGTTAGCGTTAACTCGTTTTCCAAAAGAATTATTTTGGACCCACAAGTCGATAATAGCATTGACATAACATCCTGCATATATGACATTATCTTCTTCGGCGATGGGTGTACGATCCCGATCTATAACGGTTGGTCGGCGGGACTGAGAAGCTTTAATTGACCACATCCCTTCATAACCGTTATATTCTACTTCGTCTCCGTCTTTAAGACATCGCTTATCACTAGCAACCTTAATCCCCGATTCAGCAATTTTAGTTTTAATTGCTTTGTCGATTTTAGCTTTAAGCTTTTTGTCTTTTTTAGAGAACAAAAATGTAGCTTCATACTTACCTTCTTCCCCAGGGTTAAACTGTGCCCGACGGAATAATGATGGAAAGGATAAGCGAACATTTTTGAGGTGGATTTTAGAATTTTCCATTTGTTTAGGCATTTCAATTTTTCCTTTTTAAGATTGTAAACCTCAATACTAGACCACTATTAATATTAAATGTAAACCATTACTTAACTCGAGTAATGGTTTTTAGAAATTCGGAGTCAAGGTCCGGAAACTTACGAAGCCAACGGCGTAAAGCTTCTTTTGTACTATTAATCTTTTTTTGATTATCTAGTCCCCTGCTTTTTGATAACCATTTAAGTTGAGCTTTAAGTCGAGTGACCCTCATTTCGGCATATTCTTTGTTTCGCATATTTTTTACGCTTTGCTTAAAATATTTAATACTGCTTTCAGTTTATGAATTCTAGTGAAATTGCTTTTATCTATTTGATCGGCTGGAATTTCTATATCGTGAATCACTTCGCCTTTAGGATCTTTTATCACAACTTTATACATCGGTTTTTCTTCAACACGAACAGGCATTAGTTTTCTCCTTTGTTAATTTCCTCACGAATCATTTTTATCACTAACCATAAAGGTACACCCATTTCACCGATGTCTCCTTTAAAACTTTCGGCTTGTTCTAGGAATTCTTCAACATCCCCTTCGACAGATCCATCAAAATTCAGCTTCACAATTTTACCATTGATCCGCATTTCTATTGGCCAGATCGATTTTTTTAATCCGATTATATTAGTCATCGTTTAGCATCGCGCGTGCTTTTTCGACAGGAATTTCTGCCATCTCGGCTAATCGCTCTTCTCCCTTCTTTTGTGTAAACTTTCCACAACGAATAAGTTCACGTATAATTTCTGGGTAAGTTAAATTTTCCATTAGGGTCTCCTCCTTATTGCTGCTAATACCCTTACCTCAAAAGCAAGGCGAGAGTTTCCTTTTAGTCTCGAGTATTCTTCTCGAAGCGGTAACAATGTCTCGAGAAGGTAATCCATTTTATCTTTCTTAAGCAAAGACTTCTCTTGGACAACGGCTATGCGATCAGCCATAGTGGCTGCTTGCCAAGAAGCAATTTTATCTTTGTCCGGCCAATGCCCTATTCTTTCTGACCTACCAAAGAGCCAAGAAAATTTTCCTTCTTCTCTAGGTTCAACAGGTATCTTATATATGCCCCCAACAACCATACCTGAAGCGTCAGAAAATAATATAGGGTCGTCTAAATCTATTTTAACATCAAGCAGGTTTGAGTCGTCTTCGTTAAAATTATTTATTTCGTAGAACACTGAGTGCACTTTACCTTTATCTGCATAAGCGGATCGCAGGCCTGTATAGACAACAATTTTATTAGTCATATCTATTCCCCCTGTTGGACTATTCCCAATATATTAAGTTTTTTGAATTGGGATTATTTTTCCTTGTGGCTTTACAGTATATTTCGCTACAATATCTTTACCTAAAAGCTTTTCTGCTTTAGCTAAAGTAATTAGACTTTTTTGAAAAGCGTCTTTCCCAAGTTTCTCGATTAAAAATTCTTCGGCATTATCATCCCATTTTCTATTAGACCTACCGAAACCAATTTGAAAGCCAGGAACATTACTCCCTTCAATTAAAATCTCAGTAACTCGATCTTCTACATCCTTTAAGAATTTTTCTATTAATTTCTTTTGCATTAGAACTTTAGACAATTCTTTTAAAGGCATAAGTTTAATATCGAGGTCTTCGAATTCTTCACTAATAGTTTCGTAAGTGAAATCTTTAAGAGCTTTACATTCAGCATTTGCCTTACACCATCGGCATTGGGTCTCACCGGGAATTAAAGGGGCATTTGGATCTTGTGTTTTTTTCGCCGCAATTTTTACTTCTTTAGCAAATTTCATAAGTTCTTTTTTTGTTAGTTCTTCTGTTTCAAAGTGATTTATTCTAGGTTGGCAAATATGAATTATAATTTTTTCAATTTGTTTTTCTTTATCGAAGGCAAGCAATGCGCCAAGAGCGTAGATCCTTGCTTGCGGATTTCCTATTGCTGATACTCTAACCCCCTTGCCATATTTAAGATCAAATACATGAAGAGACTTATTATGTAAATCCACGACCACGTTGTCGGATGTTCCAAAACTATTAGGAATATATTTTTGGAGAGCTAATGTGACCTCAGTATAAATCCCTGTTTTAGAAGTATGATAGGTCATTATGTAGTTAAAATATTCACGAACATAAGTATGCATCTCATCATCGTATCCTTCAAACCATATTTCGTCTGGGTTATCGAACATTAGCTTTGAAAGATCGTGGGCTTTGGTTCCTTCCTCTGCATAAGGAGATGGCTTTTCTTCTCTAGTAATTTCTCCGGCCATATTAACTGACCCGGGGCAAGCCATCCAACGGGAGGAAGATGAAGGGGATAATTTTGCATGTAACATTATTCAAATACCTTTAAAAGTTTTTATTTACCGAAAGGGAATACTATGATACTTATTTCCAATTGAAAACCCCTTATTGAAAGGAATTTGAAATGCCAGAGAGTATTACCGTTTTTACTCGTGATGAGTTTATGAACAAACTTAGCGAGCAGAGACTTCTTGAGGTTGCTAAAGGCTCAGGGATATCATACCCTACTTTAAGACGGATGCTGCAAGGTGAGTCTGATGATATTAATTTATCGGTAAGAAAGAAGGTTACAGACTTTCTTGTTCAGGCAGGTGTATGATGGTGAACCGCTCGTATGTGGATCAATACATAGAAGCTAATGCAAACTTAACACCTTTAAAAATAAAACGTCCTTTAATTAAAGATTGGCAAGCGACGGAACTTTCAGAAGAAAAAATAAGAGCCCATAAAGGCAACCTCGGTTGGGTCCTTAGTGAAAAAGATTTAGTAATCGATGTTGATCCTCGGAATGGGGGATCAGCTAGCTTCGAAAAGCTAGCTGATCGGTTTGGGGGTTTCGATAATACGGTAAAAACCGCGGGAGGCGGTTTCCATATTTATCTATCTATATCCCAAAAATATATAGGACGTAAACTTAAAAAAAATCTTAAAGGTTATGAAGGTATTGATTTTTTATCTGTTGGTGCTCAATGTGTGATTGCTGGAAGTAAGGTTGAGAGTAAACAATACAAATGGACGAATGGGGGTTTCCATCAATCGAAAGCCCCAAACGATCTTCTTGATTTATTAGTTCGTGAACAATATGAAAAATCTGATGTTGGCGATGACCTTGGAGACTTTGAAGGTTTAATTGGCGATGGCTCAGCAACTGAAGAACGGGTCTTAAATTTATTAGATAAGATTGATCACAATATCCCCAATGATGATTGGGTACGTGTTGGGATGGCTTTAAAGAATTGGGATCCGAATCGGGGTTTAGAATTATGGGAAGAATGGTCTATTGGTGGGGACACCTGGCAAGAAGGAGAAACTGCTAACCGTTGGCCTTCTTTCCGTGTCAATGGTGAAGTTACTATTGGAACTTTAGTTCATATGGCTAAAACTTCGGATTTCGAAGAATCTTTAAACCGCCGCCAACAAATGTTAAATAAAATCCAAGTTAGTGATGAACGGGAAATCAATATTTCTTTATATAGTGAAATATGCCAAATGGAATTATCTGACCAAGATCGTGAAATCTTAGCTGTTAGTATTCAACGAAGGCTTCATCAAATTACGGGGGTAAAACCAGCTATTGGGACAATCCGGCCACAACTTCAATATTCAATTGTTAATCGTGAAGGCGGCGATGAACCGGATTGGACCCGAGATTGGGTTTATGTCGACGCTTCGGGGGAATATGGTTCTGTTAAGAAAAGACGTTGCATCCGTGAGAAAACATTTCGTCACAAATTCCAACAACGAGCTCCTATGATAGAAGGAGGATCTCGTCTAAATGTTATTGGCTGGTTAGAAGATAATGGTTGGATCAAAACAGTTACGGGTTTGCAATATTTACCCCAAGCTGGTGACGAACCGTTGCCATATGTAAATGGGCAACGCTATCTAAATACTTTCAGCCCTGAGAGTATCCCTGAATCAAAGCCAATTACTAAAAAAGGTTTATCTGTTATCAATCGGGCTATTGATCATATCCAAATGATTATTGGTAATGAAGATGATACGGAAATCCTTTTACAATGGCTAGCTCACAATATTCAATTCCCTGGTAAAAAAATTCTTTGGTCGCCGGTTATCCAGTCTTGCCAAGGCGCTGGGAAATCTTTATTTAAAGAGATCCTAATCCAAGGTCTTGGAAGTGCAAATATTGGTATTGTCCCAACTCAAGCATTGACCCGAGACTTTAACGGATGGGCAACAGGAACAGTAGTAAATATTTTAGAGGAATTAAAATTAGCTGGTCACAATCGTTTTGATACAGCGAATGCTCTTAAACCTATGATCACGGATGAGGTCATCGATGTTAATGAAAAAAACGTCAAAGCCCATAATGTTCAAAATGTAACTAATTATATATCGTTTACTAATTACAAAGATGCTATTCCTTTAGATGATGGTGATCGTAGATATTGGATAGCTTTTTCTCCTCTGTCTATATCGGATTTGCCGGATGGAGATTATTTTCAAACTTTATTTGAAGATGTACGAACCTATGGAGGTCAAGTCCGTGAATGGATGATGGAATACCCAGTGGATAAAATTGAAAACGCTGTACGAGCTCCTGAAACAAGATCTAAGGCTATTATGATAAGGATGGAAGAAGATAAGCTAGAAGGATTAACTGAAGTCCGGCGATTACTTAAAACTGGGGGAATTGGTTGGGATGAGAATGTTGTATTTACAGCCCGATTATTTAATCATTTAAAAGATGAAACTATGTTCGATGATCCAATTGATCCAAATCGACGGGATAAAGCAACGATATTAAGGAGGTGTAATTTAAGCCCTTTTGAAAAACAAATCAAATTTAAAGGGGACAAAGCAACGGTATATACTAAGCGAGATATGAGTTTAAAAGAGATTCGGGGGTATATTAAGACTAAAGGGTGGTGATTTGGTGGGATATTACACCACTCTAAAAATCCCTTATTTTCCTTATGTTTTTCTTATTTGGTGGTTAAGGTGGTGATAAATAATGAGATGATATGTATAATAATATATAGAGAAGTCTCTATATGTAAAAGAGTAGAGAGCTAAATTCCACCACCACCACCACCCTGATACATAGTGTGGATAATCTGCAAAAAAGGTTTTATTGCTGCAATATCTGTGATACTTAGTTGAATATGGCTGATGTTCCTAAAAAGAAAATGCCAAGAGGTGGATCAAGGAAAGGTATTCCTAATAAATCCACTGCTGCAGTAAAAGAAGCATTGACTGCCGCTTTTGACGGGATTGGGGGTATTCCGAAATTGATTGAGTTTGGTAAATCCGAACCAGAAGCTTTTTATAAGTTGTGGGTGAAAATGCTTCCGCAAGAAGTACGTAACACTCTTGCATTTACTCCCGAACTTGTAGAACAAATCCAAGAAGGTCGAAAGCGTGTTAGCAAATCTAAGTGAAATCGATATTGATTGGGAATTGTCTAAAGATATGGGGCAATTTTATGCAGATCCTCTTGGCTTTGTTATGTATGCTTTCCCTTGGGATTCTGATGCCTCTCTCCAGGTTTGCAAATTACAAGGTAAATGGAAAAAGAAATATAAGTCTATTTATGGTCCAGATATTTGGGCTTGTGAGTTTTTAGAAGATCTTGGTCACGCTATTAGAGATCGTGGGTTTAACGGTGTGGATGCAGTAGATCCGATTCGTATGGCAGTTGCTTCTGGTCACGGCGTAGGTAAGTCAGCTATGACAGGATGGATAACAACATGGATCATGTGTACACGGCCCTATGCCCAAGGGACAGTTACAGCTAATACTTTCCAACAACTTGAAACGAAAACCTGGGCACAGATTAAAAAATGGATGAAATTATCTGTTGCATCTCATTGGTTCACGATTGGGGCTAGTAAAATCGTCCATAATGATTACCCTGATTCTTGGTTCTGTTCTGCTCAAACCTGCCGAGAAGAAAATTCTGAAGCATTTGCTGGCCAACATGCGGCTAATTCTACCTCGTTTTATATCAATGATGAAGCATCCGCTATCCCCGATGCAATCTTCGAAGTTCAAGACGGCGGTTTAACTGACGGTGAGCCGATGCAATTTAACTTTGGCAATCCAACTAGAAATACAGGACGTTTTCGTGAGTGTTGGCGTAAACTCCGGCATCGATGGAAAACATATAAGGTCGATAGTAGATCGGTCCAAATTACTAATAAAAACTTTCTTAATGAAATGATTAATGATTATGGACTTGATAGTGATACGGTTAAGGTTCGTGTTTTAGGTGACTTTCCAAAAGCATCTTTTAAGCAATTTATTAGTGAAGTTGATGTTGAGGCAGCTCAACAAAGGCATTTGAAAAAGACAGCTTACAACTTTGCTCCTAAAGTCATCGGTGTTGACCCATCGTGGTCAGGCGATGATGAGTTTATTATAGGTATTCGGCAAGGGCTTTATTATAAGCAACTTGGCAAATGGGAAAAGAACGATAATGATATTGAAATGGCCAATATCATTGCTCGGTTTGAGGACGATGAAGGAGCTGACGCTGTACATGTTGATGGTGGTTTTGGGACAGGCATCGTATCTGCTGGAAAGACTATGGGCCGCAATTGGCAGATCGTTTGGTTTAGTGCTAAGAGCCCAGATGCTGGATGTATGAATCTTAGAGCTCACATGTGGAATGAAACTCGTAAGTGGCTCAAAGATGGCGGCTGCATCCCTGAGGACGATGTTCTTCGTGCAGACCTTACTGGCCCAGAGACTGTCCCGAGAGTTGATGGTAAGATCCAGCTTGAATCAAAAGAAGATATGAAGCGCCGTGGTATTCCATCGCCAAACAGAGCGGATGCTTTGGCTTTAACATTCGCTATGCCTGTAGTCAAGGTTGATCACATCCCTGTTTCTAAACAACGTGCTCAACATGATTTTGACCCATATTCTATGGAGATTGCATAATGTGTATTGGACCTCTCGCGCCTAAAGCTCCCAGCATCCCGCCACCTCCACCTCCACCTCCGGCTCCACCTGATCCACCAACAAAAGCTGATCCTGCTGTGAGACGAGCTCGTGAAGATGCAGAAAAAAGAGCAAGGGCGAGAGCGGGAGATAAATCAACTATTGCTACCAGCTCACAAGGATTATTGGTTCCTGAAGAAACTGGTAAAACTATTTTAGGAGGATATTAATCATGTGTGGAGGAGGACCATCAAACCCGCCAACGCCACCCCCGCCAGCACCTCTTGTTGAAACAAACTTGCCGCCAAAGAAGGCAAAAGGTCGTCGTCGGACTCAGGATTCTGCAACATTTTCACGTAGTGCAGTATCAAGGATGTATGCTCCTCAAGGCACTCTTATGTCTACAGATATCCCTGACACGGGCAAAACACTTTTAGGATCTTGATATGGCAGTTTATGGTTCCGGATCTTCCAGCTCTAGTGCTAGCTCTACTAAGCCAACAACAGCATTTGATTATGTGACTCGACGCATTGGAGCGATGAGCAATGAACGGTCCTCCTGGGACTTTCATTGGAAAGATCTTATTGAGAACTTTTCTCCTCGCCGAGGAAAGTTTTTAAGCACTGATCGGAACAGAGGAACGAAGCGAAACACATTATCAAATAATACACCCTTGTTCGCTCGTCGTGTTCTGGTCAGTGGCTTAATGACGGGGATTACAAGTCCTGCTCGTCCATGGTTTAGGCTGGGCCCACCTGATCCTGATATGGACAAATTTGGCCCAGTGCGAGAGTGGTTAGACCAAGTAGAAACTCTCATGTACAAAGTTTTCAGCTCGAGTAATCTTTATAAGGCTTTACCCTTAGTCTATGAAGAAGCGGGTGTAGTTGGTACGGCGGCAATGATTCAAGAAGATGATTTTGACGATGTTACAAGATTTACCAATTTTACTGCCGGTGAATATTATCTTGCTATGAATGGGAAACTCAAAGTTGATACTTTTGCTCGTGAATACGAGATGACGGTTTATCAACTTGTTGAAGAGTTTGGATATGAGAACGTCAGCCGAACTGTTCAAAATCTTTATGATGTGTGCAATTATGATTCCTGGATCAAGGTTGTTCATTTGATTGAGCCATCAAATATGATGGAATTTGAAGAATTCAAGCTTGATAAGAAATTTCGTTGGCGTAGTATTTACTATGAACCAGGAGCAGATGGATTTCATAAGCAAAAATTTCTAAGAGTAAAAGGCTATGAGGATTTCCCGATCTTATGCCCTCGTTGGGACACTAAGGCGGGGGATACTTATGGATTTAGCCCTGGGATGGATGCTCTTGGAGATAGCCGTGCATTACAGGTTCAAGAACGAGAAAAGGGGAAAGCAATTGCCAAAATGGTTGCGCCACCGACGACAGCGCCATCGTCTCTCAAGAACACGAACATCAGCCTCCTTCCAGGAGCCAACAACTTTAGCGATGACCCAAACAACATATTCCGGCCAATATATCAAGTCAATCCTAGAGTTAATGAACTCATGGCTGATATCCAGCAAACAGAAGATCGTATCAATCGTGCGTTCTATGTAGATCTTTTCTTATTAATCAGCCGGCAAGATGATGTTCGGACAGCTACAGAAATTTCTGCTCGTCAAGAAGAGAAATTATTACAACTCGGGCCAGTCCTTGAAGGGATGCACGATGAGCTTTTGGATCCATTGATTGATAATACTTTTGCCCGTCTTGTACGTTTGAGTGAACCCGGATGGAAAAACGAAAGCCTCCCCCAAATGCTTCCCCCGCCACCAGAAGAACTGATGGGAAGCGAAATTAAAGTTGACTATATATCTGTTTTAGCTCAAGCTCAAAAATTGGTTTCTACTGGTGCAATGGAACGTTGGGTTGGGTTTACAGGACAATTAGCTGGTTTGCGGCCGGAAGTCCTAGACAAATTAAATGCTGATCAGATAGTTTCTGTAATGGCAGATGATTTAGGGGTGCCTAACAATGTTGTTGTAGGTGACAAGATTGTTCAAGAACAACGGGAGGCTCGCGCTAAACAAGCAGCGGATGCTGAAGCACTGCAGCGGATGCAAGGATTAGTGGAAGGAGCAAAAGGGCTAAGTGATGTTGATACAACTGCAGGGAATGCTTTAGGCGATATGGTTGAAGGATTGAATCGAGCTTAATATGTTAGAGGAGCAAGAAGATTTTACAGATCCAAAGCAACATAAAAAACGAACTAAGGCTTATAAGCTTCGTGAAGCAGCAGAAAATGAGGATCTCAGTTCTGTCCTTAACACGCCAGCCGGACGTAGGGTTTTGTGGAGAATCATGGATCAGTCAAAGTTGTTAGCCCCAGATATGTTTACAGGTAACAGCACGACTTTTTACAATCTAGGCAAACGTGACCTCGGTCTTTGGTTGTATAATGAAATCATGGGGTCAGAACCAAAAGCATTCGTCAAGATGATGGATGAACAACTTAAGGAGAATACCAATGGCTGACGCAAAAGCGGAAGACATCACCGAAACCGCTAGTGATGGTCAAGAAGAAATCTCGACTGAATCTGAGGTTGAATCCCCCTCGACCGATTCAACTTTACTTTCAGAAGAGGAAACTGCTGAGCAAAAAGCTGACGATGCAGCGGACGCTGAGAGCGACGATGCGGACAGTGACGGTGAAGCAGAATCAATCGGTTACGACGATTTAGTTATGCCGGAAGGCATGCCAATTGATGAGAACATGTTGGGAGAATTTAAGGGTATCGCTGCCGAAATGAATGACGGTAAGGGATTATCTAAAGAGGATGCTCAAAAGCTCATCGATTTTAGAGCTAAGTCTGTTAAAGATTCGATTGGTGAATGGGAGACTAAGTTCTCTGAGTGGCGAGGCGAACTGCTAAGCGACAAAGAGATCGGAGGAGATAAGTTTAAGACTGAAACTGTTCCGAATGTTCTTGCTGCTGCCGAAAGGTATGGAGACAAGGAGATGCTAACTCTCTTACAAACGAACAAAATGTATGGAGAAAATCCTGCTCTTGTTCGTATGCTAAACCGTGTCGGGGAAACATTGCGAGCTGATCAACATGCTCGTGGAAGAGCGGCAGGGCCTAATGACGATGAGTCTCGGCTCCGTCGCAT